AGCCCGAAGACCTTCAACAGCCTCAGGAGACATAATCATGTCCGTCACGCCCTTAATGCGATTCTCAGGAGTTCCACCCGTCCAAGCGGTATTGATGCGCTTAGCAAGAGTAAGAAGACGATTAAAGTCATCCAGGATAAGATTACTACCAGCAGCCGCAAGTACATGCGACCTGCCGTTAGTAGTGGCGTCCTTAAGACTACCCAAGATAAGGTTAGCGGAAGTTGACTCCTGCTTAAGCAAAACTTCTTGAGCTACTCGAGTAAAGGACTTTCCAACTACGTCCAAACGAGACTTTGCTGCATACCTCTTATCGAAGTCTACTGCGCTGTCTAGGCGGTAGGTGGTGAACTTCAGCTCGGAGGCCGTGGGAGTTACCGTATTAGTAGGAAGTCCTCCAGGTACCGAAGTACTGTAAACCTTGACATAGTCGGGAGCCGTGATGTCGTAGTAAAGGTCCAGCGGGATGCTGGGGCTATCCATTTCATTGAATTGGAAGTTGGTAAACAGATTGCTCAGCGTAGGAGCCTGATTGATTACTTCGGCCAAAACAGGTCCGATGAACTCAGCCAGAGCCATTTGGGCCTCGTAGGCGACTTCTCGGTTACGAGAGGCCATGGCTTTTACAAGTTCGACCTGTTCGTCAGTTCTTTTAAGTGTGATTTTCATTTTTAATATGCCTCTCGATTGATTTAAATTTGGATTAGACGTCAAGTCGGATTACGAAATAATTGCCGCTGGCATTGGCAGCGCCAGTCCCTACGGAATTTCCAGCAAAGTAATCTGGAGATACGCCGCGATTCACTCGGTTGCCCGAAGCGATAACAGTTCCAACCAGGTGGGGTGGTGTCTGATGCCTAAGATGAACTGGATGTGCAAAGGAATCAAATTTTCCGCCAACAGTCGCGCTAGCAAATACGGGATTTCCTATAGACGTAGGTTGAGTTGTAAATGCGGTGTCGCCATCAAGAGTAATCACTCCCTTAGTTAGAACCGGTACAGCCTGACCTGTAAGGACAGCTTGCATCTCGATTGCCTTCTGCGGGTAGTACAGCAACTTCTCGCCGTTCTCGTCATATGTAAGAGTTTGACGAAGGGTCACTCCCAGGATTCCAGCGTCTCCGGATCCAGCCTCCTCGACTGTCAATGGAACCGTTGGGTATTGGTCTCGGCCAATAAATGGGTAGTCAGTCTTACCGAGGTAAGAGTCGGTGACATAACCTACTGGGTCGTCGTCAAAGTTGCCAAGGACGACCTTGACTAGAACGCCGGCATCGTTTCCACCGTTTTCAAACGGCTTGTCCATCTTGTTAGTTCCGGTAGGATCAACCTTATAAAGATTGATGACGTCAGTCTCGTTGTACTGTCTGAATGGTAGTAATCGAATAGCCATTGTATTTTTCCTTCTATATTAGTATTGAATTGTTACGTTGTCTTTGGAAAACGCTTTTTTGAATTTTTCACGAAGCGAAAGGGCATCTTCCGTTGAAGAGCCATTATTGTTTGCAACTGTCTCCTCTTCGACTTCAGCATTTTCCATAACCTCTTCCGCAACCTCTTCGGCTGTTTCTTCGGCTGCTTCTGAGTTAGAAAGTTCAGCTAGTCTCTGTTGCACTTGTTCTTCCACCTTCTCTTCTAGAGCTTTTTGTTGCTCTTCTTTAAATGCTTTCGTCTTGTGGCTCCACATAACGGAGATCTTTTCTTTGTACTCCGCATAAGCTTCGTCAGTAGACTTAAGGCTGCGTAAATCCGAGGCTAGAACAACTCTATCTTCGTCTTCGAGTTCGAACTTATCGTCTAGCTCGCTCATCCTGTCGTTAAATTTATCTGCGATTTCCCTGGCGGATATTTCACCTTGAAGTTTCGCTATCTCTTCCGAGGTACTTGCCATTTCGGATTTAAGAGAGTCAAGCTCTTGGGTAGCTTCTTCCGAAGCCTTTACCAAGTCTTCCCTCTCCTTAACCATGGACTCTTTGTCGTTTTGCCATTGCTCGTTTTTTTGAATGATGGCGTCATGAAAAACCTTAGTAATATTAGCTATAGCCTCTTCGGATAACTTTTTTGAGGAAGCTTGAGCCTCAAGGGTTTCAGTAACTTGTTTTAGAATTTCGTTTTCCATAGTCTTTTTTGGTTTTAAGTTCTTGTCTAAAATTACATCGTCTTTTCTGCAATGGGAAGTTTTTTCTTCAAAAATGTTATTTTTAATTTCTATTTCTTCAAAGGAAGCGTCATCGCCTGATTTGAGCCGGAACCTCGTGGAGCTGCCCTTGTCTACCGTGATACCTTTAACATCAGCCGCTGGATTAGCGGTGAAGCCTATGCCTAGCGGGTATATATTGCCAATGATTAAGCGATGAACCTCTACTCCGTCTTCTGTCCGCCCACTGCCTCCGTACGCTTTTAGGAAATGCTTAAACTCTTCTTTGTGCTCTGGGGTATGGATTACCTCCCCGTCCTTGAGGTCTTTACTACCTAGCACTATATCATAATCATTGAACCCTACTTCCCAGCTAGCCGATACCTTATGGTAGAATTCGCTTGATTCATCTACTGATTGCTGTGCTAGTTCAGCAAACTGGGGGTTTACTGTTTTATATATTACCGCAGATAGTGCTATATTGAAAGGTTCGTTAGTTGCTAATGCCTCTTCGTCGCTTATTAATTCATTACTTCCAAAGCTAGATAGGGAGGATCCCACTATATGCCCAACCACTTTTTTGCGCTGATGTTCGATGTTTGTAGGTTTATGTATAAAGTAATCCTTGATTGCAATTGCTGTCTCGCTATCAATTCCATCCCCATTCTTATTAAACCGATTGGCGAGCGCCCCATTGAAGGCCACTCCCACTAAGTCTATATTCTTCTCGAAATCAATATTTTCTGGAATTATATCCCTTAAAGAATCCAAAGAGGCTGTTGATAGCGCTTCTTCTGTATTATCTGTAGATGCAGTTAAGTATTCAGAAAAATTACAAATGTATTTAAAAGGTAATGCCATAATATATTTATTACACCAATTATATCTTTTATAGTTTTATTTTTTTGCTGTGATAAAGTATCGCAGCGGGATAAGCGACCACCTCATGCTTCTCGGAAATCTCCAGTACTTCAGGCATAACCTCTAAGCTTTCTATGTTATTGAAGTCTTTAATGCAGGCCTCTGTCGTAGCTTCCCATTCATCAATCTCCCTAGACATTACAACGCTTTCGGATAATGACTCCAGCATTTGCTTATGCTCCTTTGATAGCCTTTTCCTTTTGTATTGCTTCTTAAGCGCGGTCTCAGCATATGCCATTAGGGACTCTACCTTGTAGACAACCCCCTGTATCCCTTTTCGGCTGTGAGGCTCTTCCGCCGCTATCAATTTGTCTGTTTCCGTATTGGATCCAGCTGGGCGCCCATTAGAGTTCCCTGGAGTACGCTTAGGTAGAGGGGCCGCAGGAGCTTCCTCGTCCATTATAGGCTGAGCCACGCTAAGTGGGGTATAGTAGCCTTTCTCTCTTTCCTTGACGAACTTCTCTTGAGCTGCTGGAAGCTGATGGGGGTCTGGATAGACTCCTTGCTTTAGGGCTATCATTCCTTGCTCTGGAGTTATTATCCCCATCTCTATAAGGCGAGTCGCTACTCTCTGGAGCTGCACTTCGTCTTTAATGTCTATTTCCACAAATTTAGCCGTAGGATAGTTTCGGAACCCCATGGCTTTGCATACCTCTTTAATCTGCGGCTGCATGAAGTCATTTAAAAATGTATTCCTGGCTTCCTTTAGCCTCTCTAGAAAAATCTGAGCTTTCACTTGAGTGCTAGAGTAATTTTCCTTCCCGACTATTATATTCTGCAAACCCTCTTTTATGTCTTCATTTACTATTTGGTATTTAGCAGCCCCTAGTACTTTATTTAAGTCTGGTATGATAAATTCAGCCTTAGTTGTATAATCTGCGATTAAGGCGCGCCCAATACTCTCGTTCTGGAAAAGGGACTGCATCGCCTTTAGATTGTTGGGATTAATGCCTCCCTTGTCGGGGGTATTGCCCATCGTAACTAAGAGTATAACATTCTCAATGGTACGAGTAATAGCTTGGTCGACCTTCTTTAATTCTATCTTCCAATTTATATCATCAAGCACCGGGAATCCAAAAGGTATAGCAAAAGGCTCATAATCTTGTTTTTTATAAAAAGAAAAAATTAATCTATAAGGATCTAGAGATATCATAACTCCGTTCATCATGAATTCGTTTTGCCTTATCTTCTCCTTAGCTTCCTCGGGTAGAGCATTAAATACTTCTTTATCATATTCAGTCTGGGGATCCTTTAGCCTTTCAATGTCGTACTCACTGAGGATCTTCTTATATATAC